CTACATGCTTTTCAAGAATCAAAGAGACCGTAATAATTTAATTGAACATTAATTATCTTGCGTTGGGTACTCGTGGGTTCCCCACCTGCGTTCCAGCTGTGGCTCCTGGGGGTCCACGATCTGGTTGCCCCACAATCCCAAGGTTTTGTCAACCATATGAATAACTTTGAACCTTCTGAGGATAGCTTCAAGTAGGATCTCGTCTTCTCCGAAGATATCCTTGGGGTGATAGTTAGAAGTAATGAAGAACCTCTCATGGCACAAGGAGACCTGGGCTCCTTTCACCTCCCCAGTACACCCGTACCGATCAGCCCATATCTTGAGATAGTGGCTTAAACAGTCTCCTTTTTTGTCAAAGTCGTCGATTAAAATAGCCTTCTGGCCAATGTAGCCGTCAAACCACTTGTTTTGAGACTTGAGGTACAGACTCTTCTCCTCCTGTCGAACAAGCCGGGATTTGCCAACTCCCGGGGGTCCGTATATCCAGATACCCCTCACATCTGAAGCTTCTAGGGGTTGGATCTTTGCCTGATGATAGGTCTCAAGATCCTGTTTGAGGTGGCGAGCCCCAAATAACAGGGTAGGGTCATCATCAATAGCCTGGGCAAGAGTCTTGGTGCCGTCAATCAAGCATTTGGCAACCGCTTTTCGGTGCTCCTTCCGAGCATTGACCTTCTCCTTCCAGTCGATGTCTCCGAACTCAAGAATGTCTCCGTCCTTCTTGATGTATTTGACCACGTCATCAATATTTCGACACTTCTGGTAATTGCCGTGATAGACCGTGTCACCGATCTGAAGATCCCAAAAACGGGGATTCCTACAAGAGAAGGTTCCCTTGAGGAGAATGAAAACGTGGATATGAGGCTTGCCATCCTCATGCTTCTCCGAAGCCACGACCATACCCCTCACAGGTTTCCTATCCTTTAGCATCTCCAAGGCTAAAGTCTTGCCCACGGGGCACTGTGGGTATGTCAAGAACCAGGATTTAGAATCAATCCTGAACTTGTTCTCTCCAAGCTTCGCAAGGAGAGGATCGCATTTAGCTGTAGTCAACTCCGCTGAAATCTCACAATCCATTTTCTAATTTATTATTATAAAATGAATGATTGCTTGGTTAAATATAAGTTTTAACCAATCAATTTAAACTCGGCAAACCCGTGCCGTGTTTGCCGAGTTCCTCCGGGTAATATTAGCCCTTGGGCTTACCGGAGGAACTCGGAAGGGCTCATGAAGGGACAATCTGCGATGCCCAAGAGCTTCCAAACCTGGTTCCAACAAGGGAAACGCTTCGCTCGGCCTACCGGGCTCGTGGCCGTTGCGGTCGGCCCCCCTCCCTTCACTACGAGCCTTCCGGCCGACAGGTGGTTTTAAATTTTGGCGCCAAAATAAAATAATTGATTTTTCAAATTAATTAACGATCATCTGGACGCTGTGTTAATGGGGCATAAACAAGCTCCTGTGTGGCCATATGAGGATCAGAATACACGAAGTGTTGATCACATACCAGATTGCACCTAACATTAAAGGCGTTCGGCTCAACCTCAGGCGCCTGTGACCATCTGAAGGCAATCAGCAAGACCTGTTGGTCTGTTTGCAGATTTGGATACACTGGCTGTGCCCAAAGCTGAACCTGGGTAGGTAAGAATGCAATGCCATTGGTATCGGTAGTGTTGCGGACAACCACGGACCCTTTAACAGGGCCACCGTTATGGTCAAATGAGTCGAGCTTAAAAGTCAATCTTTTGCCGCTGCGGACGCCATCCGCAGTTACCACAGTCTGTTGGGAGCCTGGTTTGGATGTTAACATGCCAAAGTAGTCGATACCCGTAAACATCCGACCGAAGTCGATTGAAGGATCAAAAGGTTGCGTTACCAGCAAGTTACCTGGTGGCTGCATCGTTCGTAACTGTGAGACAGGAACCATGGCAGCTACGATCTGAACCTGTTGGACAAAAGGCTTGGTCATATCGGTAGGGAGCGAGTCCATATAGAAGTCCATCGAGACGTAGGTGGTCTGATAGGAAAACTCCTGGTACACTTGACACATAGCAAGATGATTAGTGTCATGCCAATTGCAAGCATAGCCACTGGGGTTGTTTCGATTGGGAGTTCCAAGCATGTCGACAACATTCACCACAATAAAAGCGGCCTTCGCGCCGAGATTGGCAGTTCCCTGTGGAGGTGATGTTATCCGAGGTTGAAACAGTGGATCAGCAGTAAACCGCTGACGAACCCCAAGAGAAGTTGGGAGTGGAGGGAAAATCTTCGATCTCCTACTGAAGTACTCCACCGGTGTGTTATTTCGCTTGACTAAGGAGGTTGTTTTGCGTTTATATGCTCCACCACGCTTGGCGGCAAGTGCTTTGCGCACTTTGGCGAGTAATGCTGCACCCTTTGCCATTTAATTATAAATGAGGGCAGTTACTCTTTTTGTTAATAATCATCCAATCAAATTAAAGATAAATTTAATTTACTTAATGGAGAATTGGCTGGGCCTGGTAATCATCATTTTGTTGAAAGTGATGATCTACATGCTTTTCAAGAATCAAAGAGACCGTAATAATTTAATTGAACATTAATTATCTTGCGTTGGGTACTCGTGGGTTCCCCACCTGCGTTCCAGCTGTGGCTCCTGGGGGTCCACGATC